TTTGGTTTGATATTAAACATAAACGATACTATATAGGTTGTCATTGGGGTCGAGAAGACGATAGTTACATTTGTTCTTCAACATGGATGAAACAAGCATATAAACATAGACCTTTAGATTTTAAAAGAAAAATATTAAAAACAAATATAAATCTAAAAGAAACTTTATTAGAAGAAGAATATAAATGGTTAAATTTAATAAAGAAAGAAGAATTAGGTAAAAGATACTATAATGTTCATAATCACCATTTTAATCATTGGTCAAATAATCCAGAAAAATTAAAATCTATCTCAGAAAGAATGAAAGAATATAACCGTACTCGTATTGTATCTCAAGAAACACGAGATAAGATGGCTATAGCATCTACAGGCAGAAAACAATCTGAATTTTCTAAACAAGTTGCAAGTCGAACACATAAAGGAAAGACAATTTCTTCTGAAACGAAAGAGAAATGTTCTGAAGCTAATAAAAATAGAGTTACAGTATACGACACATTAGAAAAAAAGAAATTAAAAATAACAAAAGAATTATTTGATTCAGGTCAAAAGAGATATATTGGTGTTACATCTGGAATGGTAACAGCCTATGATCTTATTAATAAGACATTTGTTAAGATAGATAAGGAATTATTCAAATCTAATAAAGACAGATATTGTGGTACTACAAGTAATAAAATAAATAATAAAAACAAATAGAAAGTACACCAATGGCTTTAAATCCTTTCTTTAACTATTTCGACTATGGACCTGAACAAGAATTAATTCAAGACTTGATCATTGAAGCTATTGGCATATATGGTCATGAGGTTGTATACATTCCTCGTAACATTAATAACTATGATCAGCTATACGAAACCGACGATCAGTCTACATATTCAAAGACTATTCCTATTGAAATGTATATTGAAAATGTCGATGGGTTTCAAGGTCAGAGAGATATCTTTACTAAGTTTGGTCTGGAAATTCGTGATAGTGTTACACTCGTTCTTGCCGTAAAAAGATTTGTTGAAACAATTCAACCTGTCACAAATCAACCTCGACCTATGGAAGGCGACCTTATATACTTTACAGTTAATAAGAAGTGTTTTCAGATTCATTATGTTAATAATAAGGAATTGTTCTATCCTCTAGGCGTCTTACCTACATATCAAATGGAATTGAATTTGTTCGAATACTCAGACGAAACATTCAATACAGGAATTCCTGAAATAGATTCTGTACAGAATAATCTATCATTAAATGCAACAGATCATACATTTACATTGCCAGACGGAACTTCTATTGCAGACAGTTCAAACAATGTTATTGTGTTTGCAGACTTCACCGAACAGAATATTGATCCAGAAGATGACGACCAAATTCTTGAAGTTGAAGCCGATACTTTCATTGATTTTAATACAAATAATGCATTTGGAAGTATAACACAATGATGTCATTCAATCAATTTTTAGTCGAAAAAGAAATTGACATGAAACATTTTCATAATTTAGCAAATATATGGGGTGATGATGGTATGATCCCCGTATACCGAAGAGTTGCAAAACTACATAATGAATTGAAAGAACATTATAAAATCCATAATAAAGAAGCTATAGATAACATCAGACACTATACTCACAATGGATACGAACGTATTAATGGTCAATTATGGGATGATCATCATAGCAGCCTTTCTCATCGCCTCGCTGATCATGGAAAAGACGTTCATCTTTATAATGACACTAAACATACTATCGATAATATACAGGAAACTCTGCATAGATACAAGACGCCTAAACCTATGTCTGTATATTCTTCTATCACTAAACCTTTAGTACCAAATGAAAGTAAAATATATCATCATGCCGGATTCTTATCAACAAGTATTGACCATATGCCTCTAGGTACGTATACTAAAGGTATTAGTAAATCATCAAAAAATCCAGACGGTTCATTTATACATGAAGTTCATTATCATACATTAAGAATCAAGGTGCCAAAGGATCATCCCGGTATGTATGTAGACCACTTTAGCGAAAACGAAGGAGAAAAGGAATTCATTCTGCCTCACGGTACTAATCTAAAACATATTCATACTACATTATTTACTGAAAAGAATAAGTACAAAAAAACTTTTAGACACTATCACACAATGAGTATAGTCAAATGAAATCATTCAAACAATTAATAAACGAAGCTCAGTCCATCGACGACCTACATAAAGAGTTGTCTGCTCACTATAAGTATGATAGCTTTGGTGGGGAACATTTACATGAATACACACATGATTCTCGTCCTTTAAACAAGTATCAGTGGAAGGTGCATAATAACTCTAAGACACCTAAAGTACATCGCCTTGAAGAAAAAAGTGGTGTGCTCGATGCTGTCATGAATCATAATAAGACACCACATGACATGACTGTCTGGTCAGGACTTCATGAAAATCCTCATGATCATGCTAAATTTGGAGTTGTTCATCATCCGGCTTATTTGTCAACAAGTATTAGTCCAAAAATAGCAAGAGATTTTGGTTCTAGTGAAGGAAAACATGTTGAAACTAATGATAAAGGTGGATATGATAAGCACATTCATGTCTTAAAACTTCATGTCCCGAAAGGAAGTCCCGGTGCTTATGTTGGACATATTTCATCACAACCTAACGAAAAAGAATTCGTTATGCCTCGTGGTCAGTCTATTAATTTAAATCATGAACAGATTATGAAAAAAAGAATGGCATATGGTTTAAATAAAAATAATTTCATCTATCATATTCATCATGGAGAAATACTGTGATCGGGTTTAAGCAATATATTAAAGAAAATCACGAAGAAATCTTCCATGATACTTATAACCATGATATTAGTAATGCTCCACATGATGTTAAAATTCAGCAGCTTCATAAACAATTGAGTATTCATTATGGTAAACCATTAAGAATGGATCATAATGAATCACTAAATAAATATTTTAACTCTGCCGGAGCAGAAGAAATTAATAATAAACTTTGGTCTCACTATAAGTCAAAGACTAATGAAACAAAAAACAATATTGAAAAAGACCCTTATATTAAACCTTTAGATGCACATTTAGATGGGCATAAGACGCCATCAGCCTTTACTGTATGGTCAGGATCAAGACATGATCCTAGAGATTGGATGAACAAAGAAGGTATTGTACACCATCCGGGTTATCTTTCAACAAGTCTTCATCCGGGTGTTGCAAGAAGATTTTCTAATTATTCTATTGATAATTATGGTGTGAAGAATCCGAATATTTTAAAAATAAATATTCCAAAGAATCATCCCGGTTCCTATATTGGACATATTTCATATCATGATGGTGAGAAAGAATTTCTTCTTCCTCGTGGAACAAATCTTCGTCATGTCAAAACAGATTATGTAAAGCCTGCATATCATACTCCGGGTTATGATAAGAAGATGTTTTACAAGGTACATACTATGGAGCCTGTATGAAGAATTTTAAACAAATAAATGAAGAACAGTCTGTAGCAGACGCTATCAAAGAACAAAATGCCAGAAAAGAATCTGAAAAGGCTCTTGGTGGTCGTCTTGAAAAGCATTATGGTAAGATCAATGGTGGTGGTCTAAAGGATTATACAGCTTCTTCAGGTAACATTAATTCTTATCTATGGGAAAAACATAAGAATCCGTCTTTAGAAAAACCAGAATTAGATGTTAAAGTAAATCAACTTGACAACACAATCAATTCTCATTCAACTCCTGAAGCCATGACGGTATGGAGCAAGTCACGTCATGATCCTAGAGCCTTAAAGAATGATCAGGGTGTTATGCATCATCCGGCTTTCATGTCTACGTCTATTCAAAAGAACGTGGCTACAGGCCAGTATGCGACTCGTAACGTGGTCAAGGACGACAAAGGGATAGCTCACCAGCACGTTTATAAGATAGCTGTTCCAAAGGGCTCTAAAGGCGTTTACGTGCCAGACAAACATAACATAGATGATCGAGCCAAGGAATTCATTCTTCCTCGTGGAACGAATTTAAAACATATCAGAACAGAAACAAAAGAAGATGATCATATGCACCATCATGTACATCACATGGATTTAATTAAATAACAAAAAGGAATCCATATGTTAAGCAACGACTATTTCTATTTTGGCTCAATAAGAAAGTATATTTCCCTATTTGGGAGTATGTTCAATAACATTATCATTAATCGTACTGATAAGCAAGGCAACATTACACAAATAATTAATGTACCTATTTCTTATGCACAAAAAGAAAAAATGATGATTAGAATGAAGCAAGACCCTGCTATTGACAAGCAGTCTGCAATCATCTTACCTCGTATGTCTTTCTATCTCGATGGCATTACATATGCACCTGAAAGAAAACAAAAAACTACAAATAAAATATTTTATCCTAATTCTGCTGCACCTAATTCTCCAAAATTTACTTTTGAAGAAGTTCCCTATGATTTTCATTTTTCTTTATATGTATACATTAAGAATGCAGAAGATGGTACAAAGATTATTGAACAAATTCTCCCTTTCTTTACACCTGAATTTACTGTTCGAGCCAATATGATTCCGAATCATCAGTCTTTTGATATTCCAGTAATAATGAAGATGATTAGTCATGAAAATACGGATACGACAAACTTTGCTGACAACTCTGTATTAATATGGACATTAAATTTTACTGTAAAAGGTTCATTGTTTGGTCCAATTAGAAGCAGTACACTAATAACAGATTTTGCAAATACTTCTGTATATTTTGGAAGTTTTGACGAACCTTATACTACTATAGTAAATGAATACGGTTTACAAGTAATAAACATAAATACACCAATAAGTAATACAACTTATCTTGATGGTTCAGGTAATGCAGGGTATATTTCAATATCTCCGAATACTGCTGCAAATACAGCAGATATCTATTTTCAGGATTGGAGTGAAATTATTAATATAGAGGAAGCAAGTTAATGAATAATTTAGATTTAAAATTCAATATAGTTCCGTTTGAAGTCGAAGAAGATTCAAATAATCAAGTCATCGAGGCTACACTTAATAATGAAGTAGCCGAAGAAGTCAAAGACAAAGTGCTTGCAGACTTTGAAGAATCACGTAAGAACCTTCAGAACATTGTAAAGGTCGGTGCTACCGCTGTAAACGATCTAGGACAATATGCTGCCATGTCTCAGAGTCCAGAACACTATGCTGCTCTCTCTAGCCTTATCAAGAACGTATCTGAAGTATCTTCTACATTATTGAGACTACATAAGCAAGTTGAAGAAATCAAGGCAGGAAGCAAAGCCGAAAAGATCGAAACTCATAATCATCTGCACGTCGCCAGCACCTATGAAATTTCTAAGTTGTTGAAGAAAAAGGAAGATGATAAATGATAGGCTTCCGACAACTTCTAGAAAGAGTACGTAATAAAAAAGATTATGAATCCTTGACTAATCACTATAATCAAGTTAATAAATTAAATGATGAATTGACAAATCATTATACTTATAATAATGAAAAACATCATCATTCTTTAGATAAATATTCTGGAAAAGAATATAGAATAATAAATGGACATTTATGGAATGTCCACAACAAATCAGAAAATCTTCTTACTGCTACAGATAGAACAAATGCCGAGCATCATATTAAAAATATAGATGAGGCTATGAATGTTCATAAGACTCCTAAATCTTTTAGTGTGTATTCTTCTATAAGACACAATTTTAATCCAGAAGAAAACAAAGTATATCATCATCCTTCTTTCTTATCTACTTCTTTAAGTCGAGGTACAGCAAAATTCTTCGAAAAACCAAACGTTATTCATAAAGATACTGGTGCAGAATTTCATCATCATATGTTACATATTCATGTGCCAAAGGATCATCCGGGTGCTTTCTTAGAAAGTGTATCTCCCGGTGAAAAAGAATTCATTCTTCCTCGTGGTACAAACTTGAGACATAAGCATACTCACACATATTTAAAAAAAGGTAATAGTCCAGAAGAAAAGGATGCTTACTATCACGTTCATCATATGGATATAGTCAAATGATAGGCTTTCGAGAACTTGTTGAAAAAACACTGGATCATAATGATTATAATAATTTAATTAAAAAACATTATAATTCAAATGACAAAATATTAAATAAAGGTAAAATTAATGCTTTATCAAAAAATTTAGTAGATCAATACAATTTTACTAAACCAGAACATTTAGATGTTTTAAAACGATATACCGGAAATGAATTTAAACATATTAATGGTAATCTTTGGGATAAACATAAAAACCCTTCATCAGTACATAGTAGTGATTCACATACTGATGAAGACATTAAACATATGGATGAAGCTATGCAAGTTAATAAAACACCACACGCATTTAGTGTTTATTCAGGAATTAATCAGCACTTCAATCCAGAAGAAAATAAAATATATCATCATCCGGGTTTCATGTCTACTTCTTTAAGTAGAAGTGTAGCACATAGATTTATAAAATCTAATGAGATTGAAAACGATGATAGTTTAGAATTTCATCATCATATGTTACATATTCATGTTCCTAAAGGACATCCGGGTGCTTTTGTGGATGGGATTAGCGAGAACCAGAAAGAAAAAGAATTTATTCTTCCTCGCGGGACAAATCTTAAACATAAATTTACACATACTTATCTGAAGAAAGCTAAATCATTGGGAGATAGGGAAGCATATTATCACATTCATCATATGGATATAGTCAAATGAAATTATTAAGAGAAATTGTTAAACCATACGATAACTATCCTCATGTTGTCAATCCACAGAGAGACAGTCATCATGATAATATTCATATGTTACATCATAGATTATCACAACATTATGAATTTAAAGATAATGATCATTATAATTCTATTTACAGCTATACTGGAAGTGATTTTCATAGTATAAATGGTAGTTTATGGCAACACCATTTAAACAATGGTGAAGTTTCTAACTATGATAATATACATTTGTCTGATCATCAATTTCATCATACTATGAAACATCTTGATTCTGCATTGAAACTGCATAAAACTCCTACGGCATTTAGCGTCTATTCGGGAATTCAACATAATTTTAAACCAGAATTGAATAAAAATTACTATCATCCGGCTTATATGTCTACCTCATTACAAAGAAATACTGCTGCCGCTTCTTTTAATAAAAGACACGAACAAACATTACCTAATGGTGATTTCGAAGAACATACTAACACATTACATATTCGTGTACCTGAAGGTCATCCGGGTGCTTATGCTGCTCATATTGCAAAATATGGTTCTGAAAAAGAATTCATTCTTCCTCGTGGTACTATGTTACGACATAGAGGTACGACCACGTATGCAGGAGAACAACAAACAAGATATAATTATTTTATTAATAAATCTCAAAATAAACAATCATTCTTTCATTTTCATCATATGGACATCGTAAAATAAATAAAATAAAAGGAATCGTACATGGCTAAGTTATTAAGAGAAATATTAAAACCATCCGGTGAAGAACACGGAATAAGTCCAGATCAATTCAAATCTGATTTAAAAGGTAAAGAACCAGTCGATTATCATCATCTTCATGATGTTGCTCAGCAACATTTAACTGGCGATACGTCTCATATTGACAGCGGCATGTTAAAAAGTATATCTCGATATACACAAAATAGCAATCCGGGTTACAAAGAAATCAATGGATTCTTAAGAAATAATGCAAATTCTCCGCACGCCAAGGTTCATGCCGAAAATTTAACAAAAGCAATCGAAGGACATTCTTTACCTAATTCAACTTGGGGTTATAGAGGCATTCACGACGTTCATGCTGAAAATTTAAGAAAACTGAAAAGAGGTGACGTATTCCATAATGACGGAATAACATCAACAACCCTCGATCCAAATCGAGCCACACATTTTGCCAGAGGTCAGGATATCCTTGCTGTACACATGCCTAAAGGCCAAAAGGCGCTTTACTTGAGTCATCCTCACCTTAATAGTTGGTCTACCGAAAGAGAAATGGCTCTACCTCCAAAAACTTCATTCAAGTATAATGGAAGCGAACCTATCGAAGCTCATGAGCATGATTATACTGGTCATAGAACAGGGATCAAAAAAAAATTTACTTTACATCATGTTGAAATAATTCCTCATTCAAATAAAAGTATTGCGATAGATCGATAATGGCATTTAATCTAACATCTGGATTCAGAGGTAATTCTGCTCTTAAAAGAAAAGGCGAACAACTCGAATGGTCAGAAGAAAATATAGCCGAATTTATTAAATGTAGAGACGACATTTTTTATTTCATTAAAAATTACTTCAAGATTGTTTCTGGTGGTAAACTTATATCAATGCAACTTAGAGACTACCAAATTGACGTCATTCGTTCTATGGTCGAAAATAATCATACTCTAATGGTACAAAGTAGACAGTCTGGTAAGGCACTTGATCTTAATACTCCTATTCTTACCACTGAAGGTTTAAAAAAATTCAAAGATGTACATATTGGTGATGAAATTTATTCTGTTGATGGTAAAAAAACAAAAGTAATATTTGAAACTGAAACTATGTATAATCATAAATGTTATAAAATTAAATTCTCTCATGGAGAAGAAATTATTTGTGATGCTGATCATGTTTGGACCATAGATCATAAAGGTCAGAATAAGAATTTTACAAGTACAAAATTAAAAGATTATTTTGATAGAAGAATTAAACAAGATCAAAGTGTTAGAATAAAAATTGCAGAACCATTACAATTTGACGAAACTTCCCTTCTTATTGATCCTTATCTCTTAGGTTTATGGCTTGGAGACGGAACTAGTAAGTTAGGCTATATAACGTGTCATGTAGATGATTTAAATTTCTATGAAAATTATATAGATGTAGAAAAAATTAAAGAAGATAATAGACGACCAGATGTAAAAACTGTTAAAATACGAAATTTAATTTTCAAACTAAGAGAATTAAACCTTTTGAGTAATAAACGTATTCCTAAAGATTATATATTCAATAGTATAGAGAATAGATTAGCTTTAATTCAGGGACTAATGGATACAGATGGTTCAGTAAGCAATAAAGGTTCTTGTGAATTTTATCAGAAGAATATTCATATTATTGAACAATTTAGATTTATACTATCTAGTCTCGGAGTTAAATCTACACTTAGAAGTAAAATAATAAACAATGAAACTTATTACACTGTGGCCTTTTGTAACAGAAAATATGATTTTTTCAGATTGAAAAGAAAGTTAGATGTTCAAAAAGAAAGATTTATATCAGACCATCTGAAAAATAACTTCTTTTATATTAAAAGTATGGAAGAAACTGATACTGTTCCTGTTAAATGTATTCAGGTTGATAATCCTTCTCACTTGTTTTTGTGTGGCAACTCTTTAATTCCTACTCATAACACAGAAGCTATCAGAGCATTCGTATGCTGGTATATTATCTTTCATGACTATAAACTTGTAGGTATAGTAGCCAATAAAGAAAGTACTGCAAATGAAATTCTTTATAAGGTTCAAGAATCCTATAAGAATCTTCCTAAATGGTTACAACAGTCTGTAATAGAATTTAATAAGTCAAGTATAATTCTTGAAAATAATTCTCGTGTTCTTGCTTCTTCTACTTCTTCCGACTCAATGCGTGGTTTCTCTGCTAATATTCTAATCATAGACGAAGCGGCTCACGTAGATAATTGGGAAGAATTCTATAGTGCCGTTTATCCTATTATTTCTGCTGATCCTGATGGTAAAATTATCATGGCTTCAACTCCTAAAGGTTTGAATCACTTTTACGAGTTTTACATGGGTTCTACATTAAAAGAAAACACAAATGGATTTAAAGGATTTTTTGTGCCTTGGTGGCGTGTTCCCGGTCGTGACGAAGCATGGAAAATTAAAGAATTAGCTTCTATGAATAACAATATTCAAAGATTTGCACAAGAATATGACTGTGCCTTCGAAGGTAGCTCAGGAACACTTATTGCTGGTTGGGCTCTTAACTATTTAAAAGACAATACTCAAGAACCTAAATTTAAAGATGGACATTTAAGTATGTATGAATATCCAGTAAAAGAAGTTAAAGAATGGGTAACATCAAACAAGGAAGTAACACATCCTGCTCATAAGTACACTCTTGTAGCTGACGTGTCAAGAGGAAAAGACTTAGATTACTCAGCGTTTTCTATTTTCGATATAACTGAAATGCCTTACAAACAAGTTTGTACTTATCGAAATAATAAAATAGCACCTAGAGACTATGCTGATATTATACATAGAATAGCTCAACATTATAATGATGCTGTCGTTCTTGTAGAAATTAATGATATTGGTGAACAAATAGGAGATATTCTTATATATGATCTAGAATACGAAAACGTATTATGTACCGAGGCTGCTGGTAAGGCCGGTAAGAGAATTGTATTTTCTGCCAAGAAAGCCGATAAAGGAATTCGTACAAGTCCCGGTGTAAAACTTTCTGGCTGTCTTCTATTGAAGTTACTCGTCGAACAAAAGAAAATTCTAATTCCTGATTTAAACACAGTTAATGAATTATTAACATTTTCTAAAGTAAACAATACATATAAAGCAGAAAAAAATAAGTTTGATGATCTTGCTATGGGACTTGTTCTATTCGCTTGGCTATCTAATACTACATTCTTTAAAGATTTAACTGAAATTAATACTATAGGTGAATTAAGAGAAAAAACACTTGAAGAAATTAAACAAGAATTACTTCCTTTCGGATATATGGAACCGATAATTCCAGAAGTAGAGTATGAATTCTATCCTACCACAAGGAATATCCATATGGAATGGAATATCTTTAACCCTAGACAAAAAGCAACTATTGTTCCAAATTTTTAAAATAATAAATAAAAGAAAAAAGGAATTCTTATGGCTGCTCATAATATATTAACTGCACAACTTATTGCCAATACAACTCTACAACTTATTGATCCATCACAGGAACCTCGTGGAGACGTAAAACTAAATATTACAAATTTAGGTGCCAATACTGTCTACTATAATGGAGTGAATACAGGAACAGTATCTAATAGTGCGTCTATTAGAGCAACTGATCCTCCGTTAACATTATATACATCAGCAAATGTATATATATTCACTTCTACTGGAACCGCTAACGTTTCAATAAGCATGACTTTCTAAAAAGTGTTAATTTATAAATAAAAATAAAGAATAATATAATTAAGGAGTTAAAATGGCATTCAATTCAGTTTCACCCGGCGTCTACTCAAACGAAGTAGATTTATCAGTAGTAGCACCCTCAGTAGCAACTACAGTTGGTGCTATCGCTGGTATTTTCACATGGGGTCCACTATTCGTTCCTACATTAGTAACCTCAGAAAATCAGCTAGTACAAATCTTTGGAAAGCCTAACGCAAATAACTATGAAACATGGTTTTCTGCAAAGAACTTCTTGGATTATGGCGATCAGCTATTCGTTGTTCGTACATCACTTTTTGGTGCTGTAGCTGTTAACAGTACAGTAAACACTATGCCTAATGCTGCTATTACAGCCGTTGCTGCTGAAGTTCCTTGGACTTTCAACGCAAATCAGGCCCTTCTAGTAACAAATGCTACATACAATTCAACAACTTTCCAAAATTGGACAGAATCTGGTGGCCCTGCAACAGCAAGCGGTCTATTCGCTGCTGCTAAGTATCCCGGTGCTCTTGGTAACTCATTGAGAATTGGTGTTTGTGTTGATCCTATTCAGTATCATAACGCTGGTGTTGCACTAAGCGGAACAATTACTACTGGTAATTCTGCTGGCAATTCATATAACGGTACATTCTCAATCAAGACAAACTCAAATAAGTACGGTACATTCGTATTTACAGCTTCTAACGGTTCAAATATCGCTTTAGGTAATACTTTTGGTACTTCATTAGTAACAAGCACATTTGCTGTCGGTGACTATATCAAAGTAGGTACTGGTAATAGATTGAATCCATTTCAGACTCTACAGATTAATAATATTAGTTATGCAGCAACTAACTCAAGTGCTACTATTATATATGCTGGTTTTACCACACCATATCAGGGTGGTTCAAACTATTCATCAAACACACTTGAAAGATATTGGGAATTCTATAAGATTGCTCCTGCTCCTAATAACTCATTTATCACACCATATCAAGCAAATTCTGCTGCTCCTACCGTAAAAGATGCTATGAATATTGTTGTTGTTGATAATCTAGGTTATTTCACAGGAACACCTAATAACGTATTGGAAGTATGGACAGGATTGAGCCGTGCTACTGACTCAGTAGATTCTCAGAATAATTCAAATTACTACCAGACAGTAATTAATCAGGGTTCTGAGTATATTTACATCTTTAATGACTTGACTGAATTTATTTCAAATACTGCTGCAAATCTAACACAGCCATCACCATTGTCTCCACCTTATATTATGAGCTTCAAGTATGGTAGTGACGGTGACTCTGAAGGTAATGCTCCAATGTCAACATTGATCAATGGATGGCAGCTATTTCAGAATAAAGATTTGATCAACATTAATCTTGCTATCGCTGGTAAGGCTATTGGTTCAACTGGTACTGCTGGTGTAACTAATACTACATATAATAACTTTGGTTTAGCAGATTGGTTGATTAACAACATCGCTGAAAACAGAAAAGATTGCGTAGTATTCTTCTCACCAGACAAGTCAATTGTTGTAAATAACAATCTTGGTAACGATATTCCAACAGACTTGGTAAATTGGGCTTCATTACTAAGTGCATCTAACCGTGCATTTATGGACTGTAACTATAAGTATCAGTATGACCAGTATAACAACGTATACCGTTGGGTTCCTTTGAATGGTGATATCGCCGGTCTTTGTGTATACACAGACACAGTATCATATCCTTGGTTCTCTCCTGCTGGTTTCAATCGTGGTCAAATTCAGAATGTTACAAGACTAGCATGGAATCCCAGTCAAGGTGATCGTGACTACATCTATCCTTATGCTATCAACCCTGTAGTTACATTCCCCGGTCAGGGAACCTACCTATACGGTGATAAGACATTCACTCAAGAACCATCTGCATTCGACAGAATTAACGTTAGAAGAATGTTCTTGTATATTGAAAAGTCAATTAAGATTGCTGCTCAGTATACATTGTTCGAAATTAACGACGTATTCACTCAGAATCAGTTTATTAACATCGTTACACCATTACTTAAGGCTGTACAGGCTACACGCGGTATTACAGACTTCCAAGTAATTTGTAATGCTACAAATAATACTGCTCAAGTCGTAGATGCCGATCAGTTCCTATGTGCTGTATTGATTAAGCCTGCTCGTTCAATCAACTTCATCAATATTACATATTATGCTGTACCAGATGGCGTTGCATTCTCTACAGTAACAATCTAATAAATATAAAAAACTAAGGAGAAAAACAAATGGCATTTGCAACAATTGACAACTTCCTACAACAGGGATTACAGTATAACGGTGCTAGACCAAGCCGTTTTATGTGTAATCTCACACTACCTAATGTTGTTTCCGGTTATACCGGAGCATCAGAAAAGTTCACATATACATGTCGTGCAGCTTCTATTCCATCATTTGATGTTGGTGTAGTAAGTGTTGGCTACATGGGCCGTGTTCTTAAGTTCTCTGGTGATCGCGTTTGGAATAATTGGAAAACAACTGTTATCCTAGATCAAGACTATATTACAAGAACAATGTTTGAAGCTTGGAGCAATGGTATTGATGCGTTAGATCAAAACGTTATGGACCCAACAGCATCATATACAAATTATAAGGCAACTATGGACATTTATCATCTTGGTCAGGATGATTCAGTATTGGCTCAGTATACATTGACTGGTATTTGGCCATCAAGCGTCGGTCCTATTAGTCTATCATGGAATCAGACTAATGCTATTTCTGAATTCGACGTAGATTTCGCTTTCGACAATTGCAAGCTTTCTTCAGGAAATCAGATTTCAGGTCTTCCAGTTTACTCAGTATAATAATAAGAACAATAAAATACTAACAAACTTTAAAGGAGCTTCGGCTCCTTTTTTTATTCGAGTTTGAGTTTAAAATTATAAATAAACCAAAAGATATTATTATTTCTAAAGACGTAGTAAGAATTGCATGTTTAAATTCTAATAAAAAAATTAGAAATGGTAATAATTTGAAATATTTTTTAAAAACCGATATTGGTAAATCCTATAAAGAATTAGGATTTACCTTTGAAAAAAAGGATTAAGACAATTAGATTGTTCGGATTCGAGTTTAATCGTATCACACCAGATTATATAAAGCAAGATAAAGTAGCCAATGATGCTATTTCTTTCGTTGATAGAGACAGTGATTCTACAGCCGCAGTAATATATTCTACACCATTTGCTTCTGGCTCATTTGTCGATATGAATGGTAATATCAAGACCGAAGCAGAATTCATTACAAAATATAGAGAAATTTCTGGTCAGCCTGAAGTAGATGCTGCCATTGCAGAAATTGTTAATCAGGCCATTACTACTGATGAAGAATATGTTGTAAAAATAGATCTTGATAATGTACCATTAGAAGAAAATAGTAAGCTTATTATCAAAGAACAATTTGATGAAGTTCTTACACTCTTTGATTTCAATGCTAGTGCATACGACATTTTTAAAAGATGGTATATTGACGGTCGAATCTATTATCACGCTGTAATCGATCCTAAAGCTCCGCAAGAAGGTATTAAAGAATTAAGATATGTCGATCCTCGTAAGTTAAGAGAAATTAAAGAAGTACAAAATCAAAAACTTCCTGTAGGAATTTCAAATCAGGCCGCTGAAGTTCAAATTACAAAAAATGAATTTTATCTTTATAATGAAAAAGGATTTACATCTATTACCAAAGCTCCATATGGAATGAATGGTGATCTTTCAGGTGGAATTCGAATCTCTAAAGATTCTGTAATTCATGTTCCGTCAGGTTTAACAGATGAAAATGGTGCAATCGGACTTTCATATCTTCATAAGGCTATTAAGCCTACAAACGAACTAAGAACATTAGAAGATTCTTTAATTATATATCGTCTTTCTCGTTCTTCAGAAAGACGTGTTTGGAATGTTGATGTTGGAACGCTTCCTCCTTTAAAGGCTCAGCAATACCTTCAGTCTGTTATGAATCTCCAAAAAAATCGCTTGATTTATGACGCCACAACTGGTCAAGTCCGCGACGACCGAAAAATGATGACCATGACCGAAGACTTTTGGATTCCTAAGTGGGCCGATGGACGTGGAACGACCGTAGACGTGCTACAGGGCGGTCAAAATCTTGGTCAGATGGATGACGTGGTTTATTTCCAAAAGAAGCTGTATAACGCTCTAAACGTACCTGTAGACCGTCTTCTTTCAGACTCTCCTTTTAGTGACAACACTCAAGAAATCTCAAGAGCCGAAGTTAAATTTAATAAATTCATTGTTCGTTTAAGACAGCAATTTACACTCTTATTTACCAAGGCTCTCGAAAGACATATAGTTTTAAAAGGACTAATGTCTATTGAAGAATTTAAGTTAATCGAAAAGCTAATCAAGTATCATTTCGCCAGAGATACACATTGGGATGAATTGGTCGATCAGCAAGTTCTTACTGCAAGACTTAACACATTCATGCTATTAGAACAGTCACAAATTATAGGTAAATATTTCTCACATAAATGGGTAAGAAAGAATATCTTCCAGCAAACTGATGAAGATATTGTTCAGATGACACAAGAAATTATGGAAGAAATGCAAGACCCATTATACAATCCTCCCGAACCAGAGGGCGGAAGTGAGGATGATGGATCAGAAGACGACAGTAGTCAGGCAAATAATAAAGGCGATCCTGAAGATAAAGTAGATGGTGCTAAACACATTGTACAGGCTCTTACTAATGTCAAGAAGAAAAGTCCTAAAGATGAAAAAGACCTTAGAAAAGCAGCACAAGTAATTTCAAAGCATACGTAATACTTAAAAATAATAAATAAAAATAAGAATTTACTAGGAGAAAAAAATGACTGTAAAAGAAAATTGGAATCAAATCCCTCACGACGTAAAAGATTTAATTCTTTTTGCTGATAATGATAGAGATTTGGAAGATAGATCAAAAAGACCTATTCTTAATAATCTAGTTAAGAAGATGGAAAAGAAAGATTATAAGAAAGATGCTGCTCGTCAGCTTTGGAGCTATCATGCCGACAATGCTGCTAAGGCTTATCATTCAGCTTATGGTGATAAGAATCAACCTTGGCATAAGGCTTTTGATCCTGCTCAAAGAAAGCAAGCTGCCAATCATTGGGAAGAAAAGTATTACGATGAAATGAAGTCTGCTCTAGAATCAAGAAAAGGTCTAAGAGAAGATGTAGAATTTACAACAGTAGAAGAAAATAAGTATAAGAAACTTTTTGAAGCTATTCTCGATAAGAAACCTTTAATTATTTCTGAAGAATTTAATATTCTAGTCAAAGAAGCTTGTTTTGATCTTATCTCCGAAAAAAGAGAAGAAGTAAGACAGAAATTATTCGAAAGAAATCTTTCTTCACCTGTCGGTGCCGGTGGCAAAACTAATAACGTCCAGAGCGATCCAGACCAGATTAATCGAGTAGGAATTCCTATGAAAAAGAAATCTGCTGATGGCATGAAAGTTGGTGCTGGTAGTAAGTCTAACGCAATTCATGCAACAATTCATCCAAAAGACAATACTGGAATTCAATAATGTCAAAGAGCTTTGTAGAAATAGTAGAAGCTAAAAAAGAAAAACAACTCTTTATGATGGCCCCTAAGCCAGAAGGAGAACAAAATTTTGTTAAATTACAAAGAATTTCTTCTGTTTCTGACAAATTTCTTGACCCAAATAATGGTGTCTTTGACGTTGCAAAAAAAGTAAAAGAATTTGCTCGTAAACAAAATAGATTTGGCCGTAATGAAGACGAATCTGTAGCTGATTACGATAAGAGAGTCGAAGGAAGTCAGACTTCTGAAAGTGTATCATTATCTGACAGATATAGTAATGCTCACAAAAAGAAAACTATTAGAAGAATCTTTGACAAAGATGGCAAGTGGGTAGACACAGATTTCAATTCTCCGACTAATAATAAAGCAATTTCTAATTTTATTAATCGTGCAGCTACCAAAATAGCAAAGAATAAATTTGCTGTGGTCAAAGAATCTAACAAAGATAAACTTAATAGATACATTAAAGATATCGAACATTTAGAACATGAATTACAACATCTTGAAAAAGAAAATACTCAAGAAAAAAAGTCTTCAAAGAAAAAGGCTAAATAAATGAAACTGTTAATAGAACTACAAAATCATGATCCTGTCAAGACACTTTTTGAAGGTGAAGGTGCTAACAAAAAATTATATCTTGAAAGTAAATTTCTTGAATTCGACTCACCTAATAAAAACAAGAGAATTTATCGTTCAGAACATCATGATCATTCAGTTAAGCAATATATTGATGAAAAAGTCAAGGGCGGATCAGCATGGGGTGAAATTGATCATCCAGAAGGTCCAGTCGTTTCTTTAAAGAATACCTCACATAGATTAGTCGATATGTGGAAGGAAGGCTCTAACTGGTACGGTAAAGCTATTGTGGTGGATAACGCTAATGGTAATCTTGTCAAGGGTCTTATTGAATCTGGCGGATCAGTAGGTGTATCTTCTAGAGGAATGGGTAATTTAAAAGCCTTGGCAGAAGGCGGAATCATGGAAGTTCAACCCGGCTATAAGCTTATTACTGCTGGCGACCTTGTATCCGATCCTTCAGCACATGGAGCATTCGTTAAAGGTATTCTTGAAAACGTAGAGTATTTCTATGACGAAAGTAATGGAGCATGGATTCCAGAACATATTTCAAACGTAAAGAAAAAACTTCACAAGATGACTTTGCAACAAATTGAAGAAGTAAAAGTGAATATTTTCAACAATTTCTTATCTGAATTAAGAAAAAACGTTTAAATAATAAATAAAATTAGAAAACATTTAGGAGAACATAATGAGTAAGAAAACAGCTTTAGTTATTGTAAACAAGAATGATAATCAAACTGGCATCGTAAAACCAGTTGATGACAATATTGTTACTATTGAATGGGAAAACAATGAAAACGAAACTTTAACAACAGAAGACTTCGACGCACTTATTGCTGGTGAAGAATATGTTCTTGAAGAAGTTGAGTTAGATGAAGATGAAAGTCCCGCTCAAGGCACAATTAAAGCACATGGAAGTGCAGATGTTGCACCCGGATCAGAAGGTGATGGTAATCCAAAGACTCGTCTAGACATGATTAGAGCTATTCTAGGTGGTCTTGCAGACGTAGACACACAGACCCTTACAAAGTATTTCAACGATCAACAGGCATTAGTAGGCGGTGAAGCCGCTCGTGCAGGCATTGGTGACAATGCAGCCAAGAATGCAGCCTCAATTCAGATGCATCCATCCGCAGCTATGGAATCAGTTATTCCTAAGCTACAAAAGAACGAACAGGACGCCATCTTTGCAGAATCAACATTAACAGAAGATGCAAAGAAGAAGATGACAACACTTTTCGAAACTGCTGTTATTTCTCGTGTTACAGAAGAAGCTGTTAAACTTCAAGAAACATATGAAACAAAGTTAGACGAAACAATTACTTCACTTACAGAAAGTTTGATCGAACAGATTGACACATATGTCACTCACGTTGCATCAGAATGGGTTAAGGAAAATGAAGTAGCTATCGAATCTTCACTTCGTAACGAACTTGTTTCAGAATTTCTAGAAAAACTTCATGGTCTATTCGTAGAAAATTATATTGATGTTCCTGAAGAAAAGGTAAGCGTAATTGAAAAGCTTGTCAAGGAAAATGAAGAATTAAACGCAACTCTTAACAAGAAAATTAACGAAGATATCGAAACACAAAAGTTGATTAAAACATTTAAGAAGAACGAAATTATTAATACATTTTCTGAAGGCTTAACCCTTCCTCAGAAGGATAAGTTGAAGAAACTTTCTGAAACAATTGAATTCGAAACTGAAGAATCCTTCAAAGAAAAATTAGCAATTGTCAAGGAAGGTTTTGTCAGAGAAAAGAATAATGATTCAAATATTGTTTCAGAATCTCTTGTATCAGAAACACCAACAAAGACTACAAATTCTGAAGATGTAAGAATCAACAGAATGGCCGAAGTACTTAAAAACGCTAAACTTTAATATTTTATAAATAAAAATAAAGAATAACAAGGAGAAATAAAAACATGGTAACTTCAAGAAAGCAATTAATCGAAAACTGGAAGCCAGTTCTAGAATCACCTTTAGTTAATCGTCCTGATACAACTAAGGATGGTGTTATGGCTCAGGTGTTGCAGAACAGCTTAGACAATGGCGTATTTGCTGAAGCAAAACGAATTAAGGCTGAATACGGTCTATTGACCGAAGAATTCCCAACAAACAACATGGGTACTTCATCATCAACATCTGGTTCAGGTAATATTGATACTTTCGATCCTATTTTGATTTCTCTCGTAAGACGTACTCTACCTAATCTTGTAGCATATGATCTTTGCGGTGTCCAGCCTATGACTGGTCCAACTGGATTGATTTTCGCTCTACGTAGCCGTTACGGCAACATGACAGGTAATGAAAACTTCTATAATGAAGTTAATACTGGATTCTCAAGTTGGCCCGGTGCTAACATGACTTCAAACGGTACAGGTTCTACCATTTCTGGTGGTTATGCAAATAACACAGTTCCCGGTGGTGCTAATGGTAACTTGGGTGGTCTTCCCGGTATTTCTAACAACGCTGGTAATAGCACATATAACTTTGCTGGTGGTATGACAA